GAGAATTAACAACAAGATTGAAAAATATCATTGTTGCTATTGATGGTGAATCTGGAAGAGCAACGGTAAATAACTTTGTTGATAACGAATTGTTTGCGGTTGATTCACGAGCCCTTCGTGCTCATATCAAGGATATGTCACCTGACCTCGATATGACTTTCACATTTGTTTCAGATACCACGGGTGAGGTAAAGGAGATGGAAATCCCTATGGGAGTTTCATTTTTTTGGCCTGGGTCTTAATTATAAGATAGGATTACATGAAGAGATATTCTCTTTATGTTATCATGGTAGAGGTGGTTTTACTTGGGATGAAGTTTATAATCTTCCTATTCACTTGAGACGGTTTTACATACAACAAGTTTCAAAAGCAATAGAAGAAAGAAATAAAGCAGAACAAGGACAGGTAACTAAAAAACCTGCACCACCTCCAAGATTTAACAGATAATTTGTGGTCTACATATTTATAGATATGTAGACCATTTTTTTATTGGAGACATTTATATGTTAAAAGAATCATTGCTAGATACTATTGTAGATTTTATTGCTAAACGAAAAGTTGATGCACTTACAACTGCTTTTATAAAAAATCAAAAACTTGTTGGTGCAATCAAAGACTTAAATCGTTCATATAAGCAAATGGAACTACAAATAGATGATTATTGTAAAAGATACCCTGAAGCTTGTAAGAGAGCGGAGGAAAAGAAAAAGGCCGCTGGTTTATAAATAAATGGCAAAACAATCTGAAAATATCGGTAATGAGAAAAAATTAAAATCGGAGATACTATCTCTCGATAGTCAATTGCTTTCTGTCAGGAAGAAGATACAGGAACTCGAAGAACAAGGTCTTAAAAATAGTAAAGAATATGAGTCTTTACGAGAGAAAGAATTAAAAGACCAACGAAAACTTCGTGACACAGAAAAAGAATTAGAGAAATTACGAGATAAAAAACTCGAACAAGAGCAAGAGTTAAAAACTTTTGGAGAAGACCACATCAAGTCCATGGCAAAGCAAAAAGCTTTGATGGACAGTCAATCCAAAACAACAAAAGACATACTCGCTAATAACGATTTTTCTGCAAAACTAAACGATGACATTTTAAATAAAATAGAAAACTCTGTTGACTTATTAAAAGAACAGGGTTCTTTATCGTCTGCTTATGTTCGTAACTTACAAGAAGCAAAATCATTTGGTGAATCTATTAGCAATATTCAATCTGAAATTGCAAAACAAGCGGACAAAGCCGCCGCTGGCGAATATACGGCAGTGGATTTATCGCAGCAAAAATTAGATTATGCTTCGTTATTAGAAAAGTTACAAAAAGAAAAAAACAATATGTCTGTTGACGAAAGGATAAACACCGTCCAGATGTTACGTGCATATAAACAGGCGATAAATCAATCAGAGTCCATGAACAAGGCACTCGAAGAAAGTGCAAAAACAGCCGGAAAAGTTTTAGGTGTATTTGATAGTGTGACTAATTTAGATATAAAAGGTGCTTTGATAAAAGGATTTGGATTAGATGATATACAAGAACAAGTAAAGAAAAAATTAGGCGGTTCGCTTGTAAATATATTTACCGCAATTCGTGGTGAAGGTGGATTAGTTGGTGGATTCAAAGCTGCAGGACAGGGATTAGGTGACTTAGTTAAAATGGCACCAAAACTTCTCACTGCACTTGGTATTGGTGCAATTGTTGCACTTGGAAGTTTTCTCATAAAAACATTTTTAGAAGCCGATAAAGAAGTTGCTCAACTTGGTAAAGACTTTGGTATAAGTAAAAATGAAGCAAAAGAACTTCACCACACAGCCGTTGATGTTGCCAACGAAATGAAAATAGTTGGTATCAATTCTGAACAAGTTGCTAAGGGATTAAAAACCGCAAGTGAAAATCTTGGCGGAATGGACTTAACTGGTGCATTTAACAGTGGAAATAAAGCAGTTCAACAAATGGTAAAAGACACAACAATCCTTACTGAAAAATTCGGATTGAGTGGAGAAGAGGCTGGTAACTTAAATAACATAGCCGCCATCAGTGGTAAATCTGTTGGTGAAATGAGTATGATGGCAACTAAACTTGGAAACGGTATCTTTTCTGCAAAAGAATCCATGAAGATACTCGCTGGTATTCCAAAAAGTGTTGTATCATCTATGTCTAAAATGCCAGAGGCAATGATAAAAACTGCCATGCATGCCAAGTTACTTGGTATGAACATGAAACAGATTGCAGATATTGGTAGAAAGAGTTTGGATATAGAAGAATCTCTTGAAGCAGAAATGGAAGCTAGAGCGATTCTTGGTAAAGATATAAATCTTGATAAGATGCGAGCAGCTGCACTTGATGGTGACCAAGAAACTGTTATGAACGAATTGTTAAATGCCGCCGGTTCAATGAATGATTTTAACAAAATGAACGTCATTCAGAAAGAAGCTCTTGCAAAAGCCGCTGGTATGGAAGTTGACCAACTTGCAGAAATGTTGGGTAAACAAGAGGAATTAAATAAAGCCGGTTTGTCTCAAACAAAATTACAAGAATTACAATCAAAAAATGCGGCAGACCTTGCAGCTGAAGCGGCTGGTACAAATGATGCAAATAAAAAGGCATATATTGAAAAATTAGCGGCAGAAAAGAAATCAGAAGAAACACAAGCTGCTATGGCAGACCTTATGAAGAGAATACAAGAACTTGCGGTTAAACTTGTTACTCCAATTATGGACATGGTTGACGGTTTAATGAACGGTAAAGATGGGGCAAATGCTCTCGACGGTATATTAAACTTGGTCAGTGGAACTATAAAAGGTATAGTCCCATTCATAAAAATTATATCAACAACTATTGGATATTTAATAAAACCATTGACTTGGATATTAGGTGCATTTTCTTCAACAGAAGAAACAACCGAAGGTGTTGCTAAGGGTGTGGAAAAGGTTAGTGGTGCAATTAAACCAGTAGAAGCTGGTTTTGGAAATGTTCTTGGTGTAGTAACTGCCATAGGGGGATTGTTTGCTGGGAAAGCTCTTCTCGGTAAAGGTCTTGATATGCTCAAAGGCAAGGCAGGTGATTTGGGCTCAACTCTTGTTTCAAAAGTAGGTGGTCCACTTGGTAAAATAGGTGGTAAACTTTTTGGTGGTGGTAAAAAAGAAGAAGCCGGTGGAATCGGTGGTGGTGATAAATCTGCCGTCGGTGAAGCAGAAAAAGGCAAGAACATGGTATCGGGAATACTCGATAAAATGAAATCAATTATTGACTCCATAAAAGGTGTTGTTCAATCTGCTATTGGATTTGTCAGAGACGTTGGTAAAGATTTACTTGCAACATTAAACGATATTGTTAAGGGTATAGGTGATATTTTAAAAACAGGTGCCGATATTATATTTAATGTTGGAACAACCCTCGCAGAAGGCGCAATGAAGATATTGAATATCATTATGGATGGATTGGCAAGTGCTGCAAAAAGACTACCAGACATAATGGGTGCACTTGGAAAAGCAGTAGTTGCATTTTTTGAACCATTGGCTTCATTAGTAAATCCGATGGTAATTGCGGGTATAGCTATATTTACCGGTGCAATGATTGGATTAGGATATGCGTTTAAACTTCTTGGTGAAGGTATCGGTGCAGCTGCACCTGGTATAAAAACGTTTTTTGAAGGCGTTGGTGTTCTAGTCGAATCTGTTGGTGAGGCGATTTCAAAAGTAATTGAAACGATAACAACATCGATAATTAGATTACAAGATATTGACGGTGGTAAATTATTAACAACCGCCGCTGGTATAGTTGCAATAGGTGGTGCGATGGCCGCACTTGGTGCAGGAAAAGCGGCAGAAGGATTTGGTTCTTTTGTTGGTGCGATTTTTGGTGGCGGTGATGACCCATTTGAGAAATTAATAAGTTTTTCAGATAGAATGAATCCAGAAAAATTAGTAGCCACTGCAAATGGTATGAAAGTATTAGGTGACGTATTCAAGAGTGTTGCGGACTCTGTACAACTACTTGCAAGTTCATTAGATAAAATAGACCTATCAAAAATGGATTCTGCCCTTGAGAAATTAAAAGAGGCAAAGGAATTGACAGATATGTCAGTTGGTGAAGGTATTGCTGCCGCGGCAGAATCTTTTGTTGGTGGTATAACAAGTATATTCGGTTCATCGGAAGAACAAAAGACACAAGGAGTTGCAAGTACAGCCGGTGGTGGAGGTGGTAAAGGTGGTGATAAAATAGACCAAGTTATAGGATTACTTGCCCAAATACTTAGTACCACAAACCAACCAACAGTTATCAAGTTTGGTGATAAGACTGTGGAAGAAATTAAAGGTCAACTGAACTTCAAAAAAGCATATACGATAGGAACAGATAATAGTTATGGTCGTTCAATCTAATAATCCAACGTTTTAGATATTTATTGTAAATAACAGGTATCAAAATGGCATTATTAGATTTATCATCCGACTTATCAAGATTTCGTTCCGAAACTTCAAAAGAGGCAAAAAATACTCCTGAAGCTTCGAAGGCAACGAACAATAAGAATTTTGCAACGATGCAACCTATAACTCAAAAGTTGTCATCGTTCTCCCCTACAATCAATAAGGTTGAAACCAAAAAGTTAGAAGACAATCTTGGTTCCACCCGATTGGATGATATACGCAAATTTGCAATGGAGAATCTCCTAATAAATTCTGTATCCAGATTCTCAGATGTAAATCTTGCCTTTAAAGAAGAAAGTTTAGGACAGATTTCAACAGAACAAGTTGCATCCAGATACAACAAATTGCAACAAGGTGGATTCGTTAGTCGCCTTGATAAATCAAATACTCTTGTTGTAAAGACAACACAAGGAACAAACAATCTAACTTCTCCAATTGATATAGTTGTAAATAAGAATGATGCATCGGATAACATTCAAAATCCGAATATAAACATCACACCGTCTCAACTTACATTTGACCGAGCAAACACAACTCCAAATATCAAACCAGTTGTTGGTGATGCCACGGATAATATCACGAATCCAAACATTGATATAATTCCGGGTCAACTTACATTTGATAGAAGTAACTCAAGTCCAAATATTTCGGTAAACAAAAATGATGCATCCGATAATATTACAAACCCAGATGTTGTAATCAACAATGTTCCTTTAACATTTGATAGAACAAAGTCCAGTCCAAATTTAGTTATCAAACAAGATGATGCAACTGACAATATCACAAATCCAAATGTTGATATAGTAAAGAAGGCACTTTCATTTGATAGAACAAAACAATCTGTAAATATTAATACTGATTTGGTTTCTCCGATTAACAACATCGTTGACCCAAAGATTGCACTGGAAACAACAACACTTGTTTTTGATAGAAAGAATGAAACACCAAACATAATAACCGATACAATAAAAGAAGGTTTGGTTACTGACCCTAATACAAAAACATTCAAAGTCGAGAATGGTAAATTCCATTTGACAGATGAAAGTAGATTGAATCCTGATGGTATGCCAATTAAATTTGTTGTATCATCAAAACTTGTAAACAAAAGACCACAACAAGATGTGGATGTAAAAGTTTACAATCAACAATCACAACAACTAAAGGACAACAGTCGTTTAAATGTTGATAAGGTAGAAAAAACAATACCATCTGGTAGAAATGAAGACCCAAACAAATCAAAGTTTGCAATAATTGGAACTCAAAGTGTAAACTTCTTCCCAGATACAAACGGAAGTGGATTTACAACAAAACCACAAAAAGGTGTTTCTCTTTATACAGACAGTTCTGAATATAGTTGGAAAGGTAGTAGAAACGATGCACCTTCAACGAATTTCATTACAGATGTAAATGGAGTTGGTTTCAATACATTTGTTAAGAACAATGAAACTCTTTACAAGAATGAAACATCCATTTATGGCTTCACTAAGATACCAGAAACTAATTTCTTTGATATTAATCAAAACTATACAAGTGAAGGATTCAAATCTTTTGTAAGTCAATTGAAATCGGTGTTTCAAAAAGACTCCTCATCTTACACATTTAAAGGTAGTCCACAAAATGCACCTGAAACAAACTTCTTTGATGTTTCTGGTAACAACACATCAAAAGGGTTTGAAAAATTTACACAGCAACTTGTAAGTAGATACAATAAAGATTCATCAAGATTTGATTTTGATGGTTCAAACCAAAATGCACCTGAAACAAACTTCTTTGATGTTAATGGAACATATACAACAAAGGGATTTGAAAAATTTGCTCAAAAATTACAAAGTAAGTATGTAAGAGATGTTTCTGCATTTGGATTTGCTGGTTCAAAACAAAGTGCACCAACTACGGATTTTTTTGATAATTCAAAGGCAAGTGGATTTACAAAGTTTCCACAAAAAATGCAATCGGAGTATTCAAGAGATTCTTCCGAATTTACATTTAAGGGAACAACACCGAAAGCTGTAAATTTCTTTGATAATACATCGGCAGATGGATTCACGAATAAGATTGGTAAACTTGAAAGTAAATATAAGAAAGACATTTCTGGTTTTACATTTAAGGGGACTCTACCAAAACCAGTTGATTTCTTCCAAAATACAAATGCAGTTGGATTTGAAAACAAGATACAACAGAATGTAACAAAATACAAAAAGGATAGTTCCAATTTTACATTTAAGGGAACAACTCCAAAATCAGTTGACTTTTTTGATAATTCAAATGCAACTGGATTCACTAATAAAATCGCTAAGAATGAAACGAAATACATTCCAGATTCAAGTGAGTTTACATTCAAAGGTTCTTCGCAAAATGCACTGACGGTAAATTACATACCAGATACATTCAATGCTGGATTTACGAAGTTTCCAAAGTCATTAGAATCGGAATATATAACAGATGTTTCAAGATATGGATTCAAAGGAACTCGTGCAACTGCACCGAATGCAGATTTCCTAACAAATACAAATGGAAAGGGATTTACAAATTTAGTACAAGCATTAGAAACAGATTACGATGTAAAATCAAGTAAGTTCACTTGGGTAGGAAGTAGACAACAAGCACCTGCCGTTGATTTCTTCAAGATACCCGGTAACAATCCAAATGGAATTAGTGGATTTGATACATTATTTGATGATAAAACAAAAACAAAATACTCAGATAGTTTATCATCACTTTCAATAGAAAGTTCAAATAACAAATCAACCGTTAGAAATGTTCCCTTTACAACGTTCTTTGGTTACAGACCTGCCGAACGTTCTGGATTTATGGTAAACATGAGTACATTTGATGGTACGTTATATCCTATAATAGAACCAAAATTAAAATATAGCGATAGTCAAGGAACAAGATTTTCCGTTGCATCTTCACGGTCTGTTTCTGGTGGATTATCAAGTGTTGATTTAGAAACATATGCACCACTTTCTCTTGGTAAAAGACCGTGGGCAAATGGAACATTGTTTTCAACACTTGACACACAAGTACCGAATATAAAGACAAAAGGAATTGCAGGTTCATACTCAAACAAATATGAACGTGGTGTAAAAGATAACACAGAACGCCAAGGGTATCTTACAAAATGGGCAACCACGAGAAATTCACCATCTCCTTTGGATGAGCAGTACCTTAAATATAAACTTCAAAACGAATCCGTAAATAGAGAAGTTGCTGCATTTAATCAACCATATGTTGTTCGTGGAATTCAACGTCATGGTGAAGTTGAAAATCAACGTTGGGGATTTGGTGTAACATTTGACGATGGGATAGTTCGAGGTGGTGCGGTAACACAAGCGGAAAGAATACTTCAAGATGTATTTCGTATAGGTAAATTCACTGCAAGTGTTAAAGGCGGATTATTCGTAGTAAAACAACTTGGATTACAGGCAATGAATCCGGCCGTTGATGTTGACCCTAAAACTCCAACGAGTGGATTGTTTGGAGTATCTGCAACATTAGGATATAATCCATTAACGATGTTGGCAAACGTTGCAACTGCAAGAGGTGGTGTTCATTTAGCAAGACATGGTTTGTTCCCATTTGACTCGGATTACTTAAACAAATACGGAAAAGCAACTTCAAATAGAGAATTAAATCAAAGATTTATAGACCCTGCATATAAATCATTTGAAAATTTAGGGACACCAAATGAAGCACTAAGAGACCCCGGTGGTTATAGTAGATTGATTGGATTGATGAAAGAACTTTTACCAAATTCATTCAAACCTACTAATAAAGAAAAATCACCAAGTATGGCACAACAACTAAAAGAATTGGTTGGTATATCTTCTATTGCAAGAATATCCAGTACATTTGGTGGTGCCCAATCTTATTTTGGAATAGGTGGTACATCTATTCGTCGTGCAGGTCACCCATATTTGACAAATTATACAACATCCCCAACATTAGAGAAATCTGTTTCTGGCGGTACAGCCGAAGATATTTTAAACGCAGTATCACAGACACAACCGCAATATTTGGATTCTGCAAAAAGAGATACATATTATGCAGCAACAAAAGTATATGGACAACAGGATGTTGGTAATATTGGTGAAAAAGACTTAAAACAACTTACTTATACGTTGGGTGGAGCCAAAATATCCGGTGAAGAAAGTAATAATGGTGATAGAAATAAGATTGGATTCCAATCAGAAATAATTGATGCCATAGAAAAATATAATCCATTCAGCCCAAAATATCCTGTTCCTGCCGATAAGTTTAAGAAAAAAACAGGAAACACTTTTAAAGAAACTTTAAATGATGGGCCTAATCCATATGATGTGGATTCATCAAATCTAATAAAACAGTATAGAACTGTATCTTATGGTAAACTTCAAAAAGCAAAGAAAGGTGTTGCTGGAAGGTCTAACACATTTAATGATTTTAGACATGATTTGACATTGAGCGGTTCAGAGTCGTTTATAACAAATCCAAGCGTCGCAAGATATGATTCTCGTAATTTAGAAGATTACTTTGGTCTTGGTAAACAAGGGAAAATTGGTGCTCAAAGAAATTTGCCTTTCGTCACAAACATAGAATATAGAGCCGGTTCTACACAACCAATTGTAAAATCAAACCAAGAATTTAGAGGCGATAGAATTAATATAATAGATTATAAACGTCATGATAAGCCCCTATCAAAAGATTTGGTATATGAAAGAGGAATTTATAACAATCCAACACTCCCAGGTGCGGAAGATTTCGTAGAATTTTATTTCAGTTCGATTACATTAAATGGTGGCAAAAATAATCCGGCAGAGGCAATAGTATTCCGTGCAACATTTGATAGTATAACAGATAATCATAAACCAAGCTGGAGCTCCGTTAAATACATGGGACGGGCAGACCCACTTTATGTTTATCAAGGATATGAGCGTTCTATTTCATTTGGATTTACCGTTCACATCGGTTCTCGTGACGAAATGAAGGCATCTTGGAGAAAGTTAAATTATCTTGCGTCTTGGACTGCACCTGAATATACAAAGGCTGGTTTTATTAAAGGACCGATGATTAGATTGAACATAGGTAATTTATACAGAAAAATGCCTGGTTATTTGGCAAATCTTACATATACTTTCGATAATACACAAACAAATTGGGAAACCGCAAAGTTGGTGGAAGACCAAAAACTATCAGGACAAAATTCATCATTATCAATGCCTGGTGTTTTACAATTACCAAAAACTATTCAAGTTTCTTGTGAGTTTGTCCCAGTTGGTGTATATCGACCAGAATATGGTGGAACTATGTATTCTCTATTTGATGATACAACTGGTGGTGGTATGGAGAATGGATTGATGCCTACTGAAAAGGGTAAGGTGAATTATTTTAAAACGTTTGATAATGATACTCTTGATAGCAATGATAATACGGCATATTTACCAATACCACCTGGTAAAGAAACAGAAATACCAACACAAACTGGTGATGTTGACAAATTATTTGATGTAAGTGGAAGCTCAGTATAAATAAGGATTGAAAAAAATGTCAAACAGATATGAAAAATCGTATTTAATACCAAATGCTAGAAAAGTAGAATCTGACGGAAATGTAAAAACTGTCCGTAGAATCTCCACAGTAATGTACCCTAATTTTAATACACCCGAAGATACACAGATAGTTTCACAGGAAGGTGATAGATTAGACCTTCTAGCGAAAGAATATTACGGTGATGAGAGTTTGTGGTTTACAATCGCTCGTGCAAATGGTTTAGGTAAGGGTAGTATGATGGTTCCCGCTGGAAAAATAATTAGAATACCATTCTATCAAGATTTCACAGGTATAAGTGCACTGTTAAATAGTTTCAATGAGGATAGATAATGCCAAAAATTGGTAAGAAATATGTAAACCCATTTTATCAACAGGTGGATGGTTTTGTTAGAAATGAATTAAATACTCGTGCCTCCTATTACGGTAGAAGAGTACGGAGTGCTGGTCAATCTGTTCCTAAAAATCTTCTTTGGTCATATGAAAAAGTTGCATGGGGACACGTTATTTCGGTCGATTATCCAAATATTAAACTTGGATTTCCTGGGTCAAAGGTGATGTCAGATAAAGAGGGTAATTTGACACTGTATAGTTCACAACGTAACGTTCCTAAAAAACCACTTTTGACAGGAATAGAAATATCAAACGAAGGAACTATGGGTTCTCTTTTAAAAGGTAAATTTACCTTTACAGTTTTTCCAGTATTGACTTCGAATGGATTTGATTTAGGAACACTTGAAAAGGCATTTTTTACACCCGGTAAAGAAGTTGAAGTTTCTTGGGGATGGAGTGTTGCTGCAAATAATCAACAAGCTTGTTCTCAACAATTCACTGGTATCATTTACAATTTCAACTGGACGTTTAATAATGATATGTCTATAACTGCCGATGTTTCTATTGTATCTGCGGCAAGTATAGCAATGGGTCAATCTGGTGACCAATCCGTCCTTAAAAAAGAGGAAGGGGAAGAAGGTTCCGACCCAGCTGGTAGGGCATTAAATCCTGGACAAAATCTTATTAAAGTAATTGACAATGATTTGGCACAACTTACGGGTTCAAATATTCTGACAAAAGGACAATCAAACTACATACCACAGGATAAAACCGTTTCAAAGTATTTGGATTATGTTGTAATAGGATTACCATTTCAAGAATCTTCCGATAATCAAACTAATCCTAATCAAAAAACTCCACCGGTAGAAAAAACTTTTTGGTATGTGTCACTTGGTCGAATTGCTGAATTTGCACAAAAATTAATATCGGGTACGGAGTTTGCCCGAATATATTCAATACAATGTGTCAACAATGAAACTGATTATAACAAGGATATAAAGTCTGCGTATCCAATTGACGTTTATTTTCCAGATAATGAAATGGGTTCATACGGAGAATTACAACCATTTCCAGATTCTGGAAAATCTCAATTAAGAACATTTTTTGACGATTCTGGTGTCGGTAGTGTTCAACCAGATGTAATCAATATAGGATATATCTTACTTGGAGTTGATTATGTTAAAAAAACATATGAACAGTTTGTAGTAGATAATGCAACAAATATACCTTATAAGAATATAACAAATTTCTTTGATACTCTTATAAAAAAAATAAATGTGGCTAGTGGTGACATTTATCAATTAACTCCACAAATGTACGAACCAAAATCACCGTCTGGAAAAATAAATTCAACTGCTGAAAAAATTGGTTCAACGGACTCACCCAAAGCGATTCTTTCAATAGAAGATTCGAATCTGTCAAAAAAACATACTGAAACGGTGATTCCATACAAATTTGAAGGCACTATATTTAAACCACTAATCAAAAACATACAAATTTCATCAAAACCACCAGGACCTCTCGCAACAGCAGCATTCGTACAGGCTAGAGAAGGGGCAGTAACACCTGTTAATAGTGATGTTTCAACATCAAGAAAGTCTGACAAAGAACTTTCTAAATTCACCGACGAGTATATAAAAACTGACGATGAAATTAAAAAAAGTGTAAAAGAGGCATATGCCTCAGGTTTTAATGATGCTTGGTCAGAGGGTTATCGTGGAAATCTTGTAAAGATAAAAAAATTAAAAACTGAACCTAATGGTAAAAATGGCGCACACTGGTTGAATCAGGCAATTTATCCAGTCGATTTATCCATAACAATAGACGGTATATCTGGATTTAAATTTGGTGATGTTATTACTACAACTCTAATTCCAAAAGAATATTATGAAAAATACAAAATGGTTTTTACTGTCACAAAAATAACACATAGTATAAAAGATGGAACATGGGAAACAACACTAAATACAAAATCTCGAATCAGCATGGATGGTACAGAAGGTAATCAAAACATGGGATAAATTATGGCATTTCGTAAAAAAATATATTACCCCGAAAATCAAATTGAGAGAAATCTTTTCACAAAAGGAAAAGAGTGGATGACTCTTGACGATTGGAAAGAATACAATGGGTTTTATCACCAATATGCAACTGGTGAAGTTTTTACAGAAAAAGACTGGGACCCAATACGTTCAAAGGCATTAGTTCGATATAGGGATAAACGTGAATCTTATTTTAAATACTTAGACTTAAAACATTATACTGTTGTTGGTGGTGAGAAGAAATTGATAATTGGTGGCGGTGGAAATCAATTTTATAGATATATTGCACCTCGTGCAGTTAAAAGATTGCCAACCGAAGTCGAAAAACAAGATGGAGTAATGACTCGTTATTTTGTTTATAAGAGAAATGAACAAAATCGTGTGTTCTTTGAAGTGGATAAAGACCAAACAGACGATTATGAAAGAGACCATACAGGTATTAATCAGTATTTATATGGTTTGGTCGAAGTGCCTTGGAAAATAGATGGACCGGAGAAAGACGTTTATAAAAATGGTTTAGTCATAACCCCCGGTGTTGTAGATACAAATCTAAGAATTGTTGATAGATTCTCGGAAAAATTTCCTATATTAAGGAAACTTTTAAACAACCCACGAGAATTTACAAAATACGATAAGTAGGAGTTATGTTTCAAGATACCCCAAGTATCTGTATTCCATTCTTTTCAAACAACAATCTACATCCATCCCAAACGGAAGTAGTTGGTTTGTATTTATACTTTACGGATGGAACTACACAGTTAATAAACTTCACCCATCCCGATGCACTTCCATCTGAGTATGACTTGTCCAATATAAAACTCCACAGAAATTCACTTGTTCTAAACAAAAAAAGTATGTTATATCATACTTTTGAAGAAGGTATAGACCTAAATTCATATCTTCATTATTATATCCATGACCACATCAATATACAAGAATATTACCCAACTGTCATGGAGAATTTCTATTCTAGATTTTATGAATCGAACAAGCTAACTAAAATCATACCACTTTCAAAATTGATTGAGTTTGCAGAGAACATCATTCTATTCGTACTTCCGTATTATAAACCAGAAAAGATTTCACAGGAATGTATCGATTACTGTGAGGAATTTACATACAACTTTAAAAAGATAGAGGACGAAGAAATACCATTTGGTGACGATATGAAAAAGCAAAACTATATGTGGTACACCGCAACTTCACGTCCAAGTAACTCATGGAACAACTTCAACTTCTCTGCCCTGAATAAAAATGATGGTACACGTAATAAGATTCATTCTAGATTTGAAAACGGGAAGATAGTTCAGTTTGACTATGATGCTTTTCACATCAAACTACTGGCAAAGATTCTTGATTATAAGTTTACCAAACATCCATATGAAGAAATAAAAGAAGAGTTGGGACTGGATATTCCATATGACGAAGTAAAGTCAAGGGTATTCCAAAACATCTATGGAACAATTACAGACCAATTCTTACAACATCCATTCTTCCAAAGAGTTCAGGCAATGATTGATGAACTATATCAAGAGTATATTGAAAAGGGTTATACCGAATCATACTTCTATCATAAGAGATTCCGTGAAATAGAAGACCCAACACCAAATAAGGTCTTCAATTACTTCTTACAATCATTAGAGACGGAATATAACGTTCGTAAATTAAAAACCGTTCTACCGATGTTACAAGACCAAAGAACGGTATTGTGTATGTACCTCTACGATGCCTTTGTATTTGATGTTCCATCTGATGAAATGGAATTTATACCACAACTTAAACGAGTATTTGAAACGGATGGTATGACTACTAAATGCTCTATCGGTGAGAATTTTGGTAGTATTAAAGAATTTAATTGATATTTATATGTATCCAAAACTATATGTAAAGGTGATTTATGAATGAGGTAATAGACGAAATAGTGAATGAATGGTCAAAAAGAATACCGTCTGGTATAATCGATATGAACAATCAAAATCATTTAGAAGAATTATTTCGTGTTATGGAGAGTTACATTGGAGACACACAAATCATTCAGGAGTGGATAGATAATATGAAGAGGTTCTAATTTTGTATTACAAATGAGAGAGAGGTATTGAAGACACAATTGGTATGTACGTTCGTAAAAAAGCATCAGATAGAAAATACAATAGATGATATAGTTGATAACTTTTCGGTATTAAATAATAAAGTATTCTTACTGAGGTCAACCACAGTTCAGAATGAACTTATATTATCATATAATGTTATATTGGATTCACACAAAAACTTTTTACCTGGTTCGATACTTGTTCATCGTAAAAAAGAAACAAATACAATTTACACGATTAACGCACTGAACGAGTTGATTATGAATTTAAACAATGGTGTCCTTGATAAATCATTCCCAATAGAATGGGATAGATACAAAGACACGATGTTGTTGAAAAAACCAGATGGTCTTAAAACCTTGCAAATAGAAGTAGTTAAGGTCTATTCCATATAAAATTTGGAATTGTCAGATATTTATTGTATATTGGATAATGGAAATAATATGAAAATGGATAAATACGATAGTCTTATAGAAGAAACAAATTCTCTTTTAAAGTATATGAAAGAAAATTTCAACGTCGTCACCGAGGGTGATGGTATTGATAATCTATTCAATGATTTAAAAGGTAAATTGCCGAACATATCAATGTTGCCAAATAACACAATCAATGCCGGCAAATATCAAGAACACCAAATAGTTGATGTATTGAAAACACTTGGATATGAATACAAAAAACCTATGGGTAATAAACTCCATTTCTTCAATAAGAAAACAAGTATAAGTATTTACATCGGCCAACAGAATAGATACATAACACTTCAACCGTAATTTGGGGAATACAATGAGTAATAAGAGAATGAAAATTAACGAAGATATTGCAGATACAATAGCTGCACCATTACGATATGCTGCATTTATTGATGCCGGTTCTTATGTTACTCGTGGTAACGGAATGTTAACGATGATATTCCCAGAATTAGGCCCAGCTCAAATTTCAAAATGGTTTAGACAACTTGGAAGAACAGAGACATTTAAGAAAAGTGAAAATGAATTCAAAAGTATTTCTTCTCGCTTTTCTTCAAGTCCTGCCCTTAAAGGTCTTTATGTTACCTTGAAAAATTTGAAGAAGAAAGAAGTATCGGATGAAAATAAAGAATCACACGAAAATGATTTACAACTCGTGATTAATAAGATTGGTAAGATAATCAGTAGTAAACTAACAGAAGAAGATTCTGCTTTATTTGATGCGGTATCGGCCGAATTAGATGCAATATCCAAAACTATTGCTGCAAAGATAGATGGTTCCGTGGTATCAACTGAACCTGAAGAACCAACGGAGGAACCAGCAGAAGAACCTTCTGACGAAGAAACATCGGAACCTGAAGTCGATGATACAACGTCGGAGCCAACAGAGGATGATAAAAAAACATCAGAGTCACTTCAACGACGTGTCAAAAATATTGTTAGAGAAATTTTAAGAAAATCTGTAACCAAAAAGTAATTGGTGGGTTCTTGATAGACAACCATTTACAAAAGGAGTTTTTATGAAGACAATGTTACTTTCGATTATTACTGTTATTGGTCTTGCATTGGTTACAGGTTGTTCAAACACAGAGACTGGCCCAACAGAACCGAACGCAATTTATTATACAACGATGGTTGCTAATCCAGATGGAACGGTATCAGAACAAGTGATAGAAAGACCAAAGCCAGATAATGGTAAGAAGGTTGAGTCGAGTCCATTCGTTGACCTTCTTCGTCTTTTAAATCTTACACCAGAACAAAGACCACTTGTAGAAAGACTACTTACACAACATAAACAATGCACACAATCTTGTATCGAAACACTCAAGAGAGCTGAACGTGAAATTCTCATGAACGCAAGAATTGAAGAAAAGAAAATTAAGGATGGAGTAAAAGCAGGTACAATCACAAAAGAAGTCGCAAGACGTGAATTGGCGCAACTCAAACAATCAACTCAAGAAAAACTAAAAGCACTTCCAAAAGATAAGGTTCGTGAATGTCTACAAGGGTGTGATACACAATTCCTAAATTCACTCAAAGAAATTCTTACACCTGAACAGAAGATTATACTTGAAAAGTGGATTGCCTCTCGTCAAAAGAGAGGAACCACAGACGATAAGAATCCAAAGGGTCGGGGTTAATTCTCTGACCCTTTTGGGTTTTTTATCCACACCTATTGACTTTTAACATTTAATTTCGTATATTAGTATTATCAATTAACAATTGACCTGATAACACTTATCAGTTCACAATTATCATTTACCTTTTAGGAGTACCTACATGGCAATCAATCTTGATGCTATCCGCAACCGTTTGAACAATCTGAAGAATGCGAACAACCGCACTTCAAATATTTGGAAGCCAGAACCTGGCGAACACCAAATCCGAATTGTTCCGTATATCCACAACCGAGAAAATCCTTTCATCGAGTTGTTTTTCCACTATAACTTTGGAAACAAGAAGTCAATCTTGTCACCACAATCATTCGGCCGTCCTGACCCAATTGCTGCTTTTGGAGAAAAGCTGAAGCAACAAGGTGATAAGGAAAGTTGGTTGATGGGACGTGGCTTGGAACCAAAGATGCGTACATATGTTCCTGTTATTGTTCGTGGCCATGAACACGAGGGTGTTAAGTTTTGGGGATTCGGTAAGGGTCTCTATCAAGAACTTCTTGGTTTTATTGCAGACCCTGACTACGGCGATATTACAGACTTGAAGGAAGGTCGCGATGTTGTAGTAACTGTAAAGTCAGCCGAAGAAGCTGGTAAGAGTTATGCAGAAACAACAATCCGTATCAAGCCAAAGCAAACACCAGCAACAGAAAATCCTGACGTTATCGAAAAAATAAAGCAACAACCACAGATTACTGAACTTTATCCTGAACCAACATATGAAGAGTTGAAGACGTATCTTGATATTCACATGGGTCTCAAGGATGGAACTCAGGAAGTAGAATACAAGAAGCCAGCTGAAGCTCCAAAGCAGACAGTATCAAAGGCAGAAGTTGAAGATGCGTTTGATGACCTCTTCAACTAATAGGAGTCAGTTATGGCAAAAAACAAAATGGAACTCACCGATGAACTCGGTGGTGTGATTGCTGAAACTATCAACAAGCAATTCAAATCTCAAAATCTCAAAACGGCTTACTTCTTGGAAGGTGACGATGATGCACCAACCATCGTGAAGGAATGGGTATCTACGGGGTCAACTATCCTTGACCTTGCCATCTCAAACAGAAAGAATGGTGGATTTCCCGTTGGTCGTGTTTGTGAAATAACAGGGTTGGAACAGAGCGGTAAGTCACTACTTGCCGCTCACACCCTACTCAACACTCAAAAGAAGGGTGGTCTTGCTGTCTATATTGACACAGAAAATGCCCTTTCAACAGAGTTTCTTTCAGCCATCGGTCTCAATCTAAAAGAGATGTTATACATCCCACTCGAAACGGTGGAAGACATCTTTGAAACGGTAGAGACCATTATCGAGAAGGTTCGTTCATCAGATAAGAACCGACTTGTGACTATCGTTGTTGACTCTATTGCAGGAGCTTCAACAAAGACAGAAATGGCGGCTGACTTTGATAAGGATGGTTATGCAACTGCTAAGGCACTCATCATCTCAAAGGCGATGAGAAAGATTACGAACTTGATTGGTCGTGAACGTATCTGCCTTATCTTTACAAACCAACTTCGTCAAAAGTTGAATGCACCGGCTTTCTCTGACCCGTGGACAACTCCCGGTGGTAAGGGAATTCCATTCCACGCCTCGGTACGAATCCGTCTATCATCTGTTGGTGCCATCAAGGCAAAGGTGAACGGACAAGATACAATCGTGGGTTCACGAGTAAAGGCAAAGCTCGTGAAGAACAGGTGCGGCCCTCCTCTACGTGAAGCCGAGTATGCCGTCTATTTTGATAGCGGTATAGATGATTATGGTTCTTGGTTGGAAACAATGAAGGATTATAATCTGGTGAAACAAAGTGGTGCTTGGTATGAATGGACAGACCAAACAACAGGAGAGATTATCAAGTTCCAAAGTAAGGACTTTGTATCAAAGATAATCAGTAACCCTGAATACAAAGAAGTGGTCTACGATTCCATCGCCGAAAAGGTGGTGATGCAATACCAGAAAACAGATGAAGTCAGAATTGATGATGTATCAATTACGGACGAACCGCTGTTAGATGAGGTTTGATTTAGTATGGGGTGAAGAAAAAAATCTTTACCCCATATTTATATCATATAACCAAAGTATTTTTTTTGGAGTCCAAAATGAAATTGTCAAGTAGAAAAGAACTTCTGAAAGAATCAGAACTAACACTCAAATCAATCAAGAAGTCCTTGAATGAATCTGCTGTTTCACAAAGTGAGTTTGAATCTGCTGTTAAATGGATTTCTGATGCAATTAGACTTGGAATGACTAATAAAAATAAAGATAGATACACACTACTTCTTAAAAAAATTTCCAATTATAATCAAATACCAAACGTTTCACCAGATGATGCAAAAAAATACGCAAAGGATATATCACTGAACTCACTTATAATACTTTCTTTATTTAAGGATGTAAAGGAAAATATTACAAAAGAGGAGAAGAATTTCGAAAAGGCGCAAAATCGTCTAGTAAAACTAAAAAAAATGCGAGATGAACTCCCCGAAATACAAAAGATTATTGGATCAATCCAATCCGATGTTGACAAAATGATATGAATCGCATAAGACGATAATAATAAAAGGGAACTTCGGTTCCCTTTTTCATTTGGAAATCTCATAAAAATTTCGTATATTAGAACTCACTAAATAATAACGGGATGGTTGTGATGATTAGAAAGTATAAAGAACTTCTAAACGAAGTAGAACAAGAGCATAAAGATTCAGAGAACCTCCATAGGGATAGTAGGGTTCTTATAGTTGATTCAACCAACACATTCATCAGATGTTTCAGCGCAATCCCCACACTCTCGGAAGATGGAGAACACATCGGAGGATTAGTAGGCACTTTGAAATCACTCGGTGCTGCAATTCGTATGATTCGTCCAACACGAGTTATAATGGTCTTTGATGGAAAAGGTGGGTCTCATCGTAGACGTAAGATTTACAATAACTACAAAGAAAGACGTGCAATCAAATCACGACTAAATCGTGCCGTAGGGTTTGAAGATATAACTGATGAACAAGCTTCAATGAAATTCCAAATGGTTCGTCTTTATGAATACCTACAAAATCTCCCAGTTACAACAATAGTCATTGATAATATTGAAGCCGACGATACCATCGCTTACTTGGCATCCTACTTCAAGGAAAAGGTTTACATCCTATCCAATGACCGAGATTTTCTTCAATTGGTTTCAGAGAGGGTAAACATCTATGTCCCTACAAAAAAGAAAATGTACAACCCTCAAAACTTGGTAGAGGAATATGGAATCTCGTGTGAAAACTTCACCATCTACAAAGCTCTACTCGGTGATAACTCCGACTCCATTCCAGGAATCCGTGGTATGGGAGATAAGACAATTCAAAAACACTTTCCACAATTAGCAGAACCGAGAAGAATTCCTTTGGAAGAGTTCATAGAAAGTTGTAAATTGTATGATGGTAAAGCCAAAGTCATGACAGAACTAAAACAAAACATTCCTAACCTAGAAAGAAATTATCAGTTGATGCAATTGTTAGACGTTGATATTCCATCTTCAACAAAGTCAAACATACGTGGTATGGTTGACGGAGAGATTGGTGGTCTAAATAAAATTCAACTTGAAACAATGTGTCTTCAAGATAAACTTCGTGGTGTAATAACGAATTGGGATGAATGGCTCCAAAACAATTTCAGTAATCTAAATTCCCTACGGGACAAAAATGCAGGATAATTTAGCAGAGTACGGGCATACGTTTCAAACAAAAGTTATTTCCTGTCTTATTAGTGATAAGGCGTTCTTGGGACAAGTCAGTGATTTATTAGAACCTGGATACTTTGAATCCCAATCCAATAACTGGATAGTAGAACGTATTTTAGATTACCATCGTAAGTTCAAATCTCAACCAACCCAAGAAGTTTTCAAATCTCTTCTCGTTCCGATTGAAGATAAACTACTCCGTACTGGAATTGTAGACAATCTCAAAGAGGCGTATAAACTTCAAAATTCACCTGACTTGGAATATGTCAAGAGTGAAGTGATAGAGTTCTCGAAAAATCAGCGTATGAAGTGTGCGATTTTGGAATCGGTTGATTTGCTGAAGAATGGTAAGTTTGAGCAGATAAAGAAAAAAATTGATTCTGCGATGAAATTAGGTGCAGACAAAGACGTTGGACACGAATACAAAGACCAAATCGAAGAACGATATTCAGAAGGTGCTCGTAATTGTGTTGCAACAAACTGGGACGTTATCAACGATATTATGTCAGGTGGTCTTGCTGGTGGTGAGTTAGGTGTTGTAGTTGCTCCTGCCGGTGGTGGTAAGAGTTGGGGTCTTATC